TCCGTCTGTATACTGCTCACAATAAATATATAGCAATATATCGCTCGTGTGCGTGAAAATACCGATGCCTTCCCTATTTAGATAGGTATCGTCGCAACTGACTGTTGGAAATTTGGAGCACAACAAATGTGTATCTGTTACACTAGGCGAACTAACTGCGCTCACATCTCCCATCAAATTGCGGTTGAGCGCGCGTGCTAACCGATATTGCTTTTTATCGGCGGTCTGTGTGTCCGACACTTGCCATGCCTCTGTACCGTCCAGTGTAACCAGCTTTCTGTCGATCGCCAGCTCACCGGTCTGCCAATTGTAAGAGCCGCCATAGACCGTCTGCCCCAGCTGGGCGGTAAATTGCCCGTCGTTTCGCCATAGCTTCACTTCCGAATGCCCGGTAATGGGACGGACGTTGCCGGTAACAGTATGGGAAAGGCGATATTCGACATCCTCCGCACTGTGATTACCACCATCCTCCGAAGTAATATCTATTGGGAATGACAATTCTATTCGATAGATCTGTTCGTCGGCCGGTGTAAATTCAACCGAATCGTATTCATATTCGACAATCGCTTCATTGCTTTCGTCGTAGATAGATATTGAAGGGGACAGATATGGTGCGCTGAATTCATAGGTTATTCCAGCTAGCAACCTATTAGTCGTAAGTTCCATCAATACTCCATCGAAACTTTGTACAGTAAGGGAATCGATAATTACTCCACCTGGACTTGGGTTGCCCTCTCCCTCCTGCACCGGTTGGATCTGAGATACCACGCTCAGCGGATACCCTTCCACCGGATGGCAGCTGACCACGCTGTCGCTTTCGGTAAAGGAAGGGCACAGCTTATCAATGATCCCCTTCTGCGCTGCTTCCAACGTCTCGCTGGTCACCAATTCTTTGCCATAAAGCAACGTTCCGTCACGGGTAATGTAGATGTTGTAGACCGCATCATCTGTCTCTCCACAATAATTGAACTCCGCATAGCTTTCAGTTGCTTTGGCTAGTGTGAAGTAGTCATTTTGATACAGTAACACGACCGTGCCCCGTGTTGCCACGTGATTGTAAATATCCGTTGCGTTATGGCTTGTACGCTCTCCCTGCTCATCGTATGTAACACGCAGTGTCTTGCCATTGATCGCGTTGTTGATCTTCTGACTGGACCAGGTTGCATCCGCCGACACTGCACCGTCCTCAATATTTACTTTGCCCGGCTCGCCCTGCGGTCCTTGCGCGCCTTGTGGTCCTTGGGGTCCTTGTATTCCCTGGGGTCCCTTTTCTCCCTGGACACCTCGCTCACCTTGCGGACCCTGCAACCCCTGTTCGCCTTTCGGACCTCTGATATTAGCACCTGGAATATCCGGCATTTTTTCAATCGACTTACTCCAGCACAAATTTCCTTCATCGTCCACACTCGGCATATAATATGCGCCTTTTTCTTCCAACGCAGACAGCAGCAAATCATACTGTTTTACTTCTGTCTGTGTATACGCATATTGTGCCGGCTTCGGCATAGGCCAAACAGGAAAAATAAAATGCGCTACCACTTTGGTGCTTTCTTCATTCCATGCGAATGCATGCAAGTCAGCAACCGTCTGCAAAAGAATATTCGGTACTTCCACATACCGGATACCTTCTTGTTCATAAACCTCGCAGCCCAGGGCATTTGTCATAGAACCGTTGCCAAACTGCACCATAGTACAATTCTCTTCAACGATCAGACACTGATTCAGCTCCCACTGATAGAAATTCATACTTCCGTCGGTTCTTTTCATATCGCACCTCCTCGCACACAGAATAGCACAAACAGGGAGGTTGCAAAAACCCCCCTGTCGCGCATTATTCAGGCAGTCTTAATGCCATGGAGCGTCTTTGAGACCGCTTTCTGCCCAGCTTTCATTCTCCATGTATAGCGCATCTTTTTGTTTTGCTGTGATGGGAAGTGAATCGATCACCTTCAAGATCTTCTCCTTCTCGCTTCCGGGGACCGAATTTCCGTCCTTATCCTTATCGCTCTCACACAAGGCAGCCTTCTCGCAATATCGGATGTAGACCTCCAAACTGATCCCCGCAGGCTCAGCAATCTCCACATACTTTATCTGTTGACCGCCACTTAACCCGGTATCCGGGTACACCTTCTGGAAATCCCACTTCGTAATATAGTCCTGCGCAGGATCTTGATCTTTTTCCGGATTTTTCCCTTTTCCTGCGTGCTCGATCAAAATTCCGATTGCCTTATCTTTTGTCAATTTTCCTTCGAGATATTGCGTCTTGACCTCCGACACAAGAGCTGAGTTTGCTTTAGCGTCTGAATCAAATTCAGCTCTTATGCGCTGGATCTCCGCCTGATCTCCCCTAATCACACCACTGTACAGCCGATATTGTTTGGATCTATCTCTACCGGTAACGCCTTCCAGCAGCGCATTCACTGCACCGGACCACGTGGACTGCGGTCCACTACCAATGCCGGTCACCGTGATCCAAAGCCCACGTACATCCCGCATGATGTTCCCCAAAGGCAGACCAAATAGATTACAGATACTTCCGCCGAAATCCTCAACCTTTTTCCATGCCGACACATCCGGGTCATCTAATTTCTGCCATGCCTTGTATATATCTGCAACAACAGACATATCACTGCGTTCCACCGTATAACCGGAGCAAATGGAAATGATATCCTTGAAGAATGGTATGTACGACAAAGGATTAAAACTTTCAACCAGTTTACCCGCCAGTGCCTCAAGATATTTCTCACCATATGTTTCGTCATCGTCATCATCGCGCATGGCGTACACCACCGCCACCAACATGGAATTCAAAATCTGGGATGCGATCACGCTGCCAATAGCCTTCCGGCAGTACCGCCAGTCGCCACGCTTACCCTGCACCAACGCGTCAGCGATCATGTTGATGCTTGTTGTCGGCTCTGCCATAAAAGAGGTTACCATCTTCATGCCAAAAGACCTTGAACGCATCATAGCAGATTTTGCAAGCACCGAATCATACACCTGCGTATGAATCACGATTTCCGTAAACCGTTCGCCGGCAGCTTTTAGAAATGCTTCAGACCCCTGCCGCAGCTCTGGGTGTTTGTCACGAACCTCGCGTTTAGTCGCCTGCCAGATGGCCGTCCATGTCAATTCATCCATCTTTGCCGGCAGCGCTCCCATCAGTTCTTCCCGGTATTTCTTGTCAGTAGCTGCACCCTTAATCTTCTCCTTGAATCCTCGGTATTCCTTCCCCATAATGTAGTCCTTAGTGGAGCGGCCAACATCAGTATCAAAGTATCCCATTTCCTTGATCAGCGCAACAGGCGCATACTTTTTCATTTCCTCGGCAAGTTTCATCTGTTCATCTCCCTTGATGTTCCTGCCGATAAAATACTTACTATCCAGATAGGCTGCCGCCCTGGAGACTGCTGATGGCTGCTGTACCGCCACAGAAAGTGACATAAATACCGCCGCTTTCTTAAAGTCTGCCAATCGTTTGTGAAAAAAGCCTTCTGTCGGATCACTGCGCACGCCGCCATTAAGCTGTGTGATCAGCTGAGAAATATAACTGCCCGGATGTTCACCGTAAATATTTTGTAGTTGAGCTTTCACACCTTGGATATCTGTATCTGTCAGAGCTGGTGTCTTGAAATTAAATACGCGGTTGAAATCTTCCAACGGCAGCACAAATGCATGATACATACTCATTTCGTCCACATGATTCGTCCACACATCCATGAAGTTGCTCAGGATGATAGGATTTCCCGCCTTTGGCACTGTTTTCTTTGAGAATCCGGAATTCTTCAGCCTCACCTCGCCCGCTGCCTGATTCTGCGAAAACATATATTGTCCTGCAGATTTCAGTGGGAAGTATTTTTTCTCCTTGAACAGCTTGATTCCGTACATCTGCATGGATATCTCATTTCCCTTGGCAGCCATAGTAGTTGACAGATAATCCTGCATAGCATCAACAAATGCCTTCTGCTCTGCCGTCAAGCTCTCACAGACTCCTTGCAGCCGCTCCTTACTCAGGTTGAAAGCGTTTGCCGTGTTGACCTTGTACTTAACCGGAACACCTTTTTTCTTTTCTTCCACCTCAATGGCACTGTCGAATACAAAGCCGCCGCGGTCCAGATGCTCATCTGCCTGAGCACGTTTAGAATAGGCATAAAGGCTCATGATCTGTTCCAGCGAGAGATTAAAGGACTGCCCGGTATTGGAATAGAATCTATACTGCTTTTTCATATCCCATCCGTCATACCCGTATTTGTATGCTTGTTCGTGGAAGAATTCTCTTGCATGAGCAATATCAACTACCCAGATATCTTCACCTTTTCTCACAGAACGAAACAGATCTGACAGTGTTTTAGACCCGATCATCTTAAAGGCATATACCGGTTTCAGATCGCTCCATGCAAAAGCCTTTAGTCCCTCCAAAGCCTTAATAGATTTCACTGTTTCTTTACCCACAGACCGCAGTTCACGGATCACACTCTTTCCCATGCCGGAAATAGTTGCGTCCCGTTGAGCAGTAAAGGCTTTGTTTACATTGCGTACCATAGTCAAAATCATGGTGTACATTTCATAAACCTGCTCCAACTGCTGTATCGTCATATCTCGCAGCGGAGTGTTCCCCACTTCCGCGACAACTTCCTCCACGCGATTCATGATCACCTCGTCGTAGCCATTCCCCTCCATGGGATCTGTAGAATCTCTCAGCGTGCGGTATGCATCCTGCAGCCGCCGTGTCTGCTCCATAAATCGGTTATCAGCACCTTCCAGTTGCTTCTTTCTTTCAAGCAGTGCCTCCCGGATATCCGGATCCGTCTCTGACTCAATGGCAGCGTTCAGCTTATCCATCCGGGCTTGACGGTCAACGGTCTCCATATTGATTGCTTCCAGCGCACCGGTTACCGCCAACTGCAGTTGTTCAGGTATATGACGCTCCTTGCCCCCATTGACAAGAAGGCTATTCAATTCCTTTACCACATTCAGAACCTTATGCTTCATTTCGGACTTATCGTGCCGCTCCACTGCCTTCCTCCTGGATTCCCGGTACTCAGCCTCCCGCTTTTGGTACTGCTCCTCATAGTGATGCCGGGCTGCTTCTTGCCGTTGACGGTGAGTCTGCCGTTGCCTTTCTTCCATATCCCTGTGACGCTGGTAAACCTCATTCATGCGCTGATTGTGCTTACCCTTCAGCTGACGGATCTGCGCTTCATGTTGCCCGGCCACGATGTAGAGAGTGGAGGCATTCCAGTAACTGCCATATATCCGGTATAGCAGCTCTTGTTCCATAAACTCCCGATTATACTCGAATTCCAACTCACTTGTATCGCTATTGCGCAGCCGGTTGATAATATCCACCAGTTCACCTGGCATATCCGAAGCAGTAACATCTTCCTTGAACACATCCGGATACAGCTGTGATAGCTCATGCCACCGGGAATCCAGTGACATGGATCCCTCATTGGCAATGATCACACTGCCCATGAGCATGTTGCGGAAAGCGTTGTAACTTCCGAATTGATATGTCACCTCGCCTTTTTGTGCCTCATCAAGATATATCCGGCTCGTCCTCAGCTCGCTTAAGACCTCTTTTGCGTAATTGCTGATCTGCTTACCGCGCGCCACATGATCCATCAACCAGTTAACAACCGGTCGCGCCGCTTGACGGATACCGTCCCAGTTCAGATCCTCACTGCTTCCGATATACCGATAAAAGGTATCCAGCAACTCCATAAGCTCTGTCTTTTTACCCCTGGCACCTGCCTTTTCCATAAGCACAGATGCGGATACATCCAGCGTACTTTTTTGCAGATTTCCACGTTTGCCCTGTCTCCGCATTGCCGCCACCAGCTCATTCAGTCCGGCAACATCCTCACCCATGCTGGCATTCTCTTTTTCCAGAGACTCCCGTGCCGCCGCGTTTTTCTGATACCGGACCGAGTAACGGATATCCGGGTTTTTCCCGTCGAAGGTTCCCACATTATCCGTAGCAGATTTGATCTGTGTATTTTGGAAAACCATATATACGGTACCTGCGCCTGCTTTCAGAATCACGCCGTCATACCCCTGGGATTCCAGCTTTTTGACATTCAGCTTATATGCATCTGCTTCCGTAGCATAATAAGGTTTTTTCATTTGCAGGTAGCACGCATAAACGTTTTCCCCGTACCGCTTCCCCAGATCTTTCTTGTCTGTAAAGTAAAAGCCCTCACCAAGAAAGCTTACACCGGACGCGGATCCGATGTGTCCATAACTGAATGTATGGAATACTTCCGACGATCCATGATATACAATCCTTGGTGTACCGTCATCATTAACTACCTTACTATCATCCTTAGGCTGAAGACTGGAATCTTTTTGCTTGACAGCAGCAAATAAATCTGCTACAGTGTGAACAGTACCACCTGCAACGCTTCTAGGGCTAGCAGTATTCTGTGAACCCTTTGTTGCATAGTGGTATTTTTCTATGTTTTGGAGTTGATACGCCCGTTTGCTCGTATTTTCAGTATTGGGGTCATTCATTTCTTCAACATACAGCTTAATGATTTCCAATCCGTTGCCTATATCTGCCACGGCATACAGGCTATGCATCAGCAAAGAATTATTTGATTTTGCCCTTCCGACATCAACTCCACTGCTGTCCAAAAGAATTGCTTTGCTGATGATATCATTTATGTACGGCAGATACGCAACAGCAGCTTTGTTGAAGCTCATATTGTGGGACTTGGTTTCATTAAACACTTTTCCTGACACCTGAATATCCCAGCCGGTATCGGCATTCCTTTGGACACCTCTGCTGTCACCCTTTTGATTTGCAACCTGCACCTTCGTCTGATCATTGGCTCGCCAGTCACCGAACCAGGCACGGAAGAACGGCGACTTCACGCCCATCTCCTTCCAGTATTGCCGGGCAAACCGCTCAGTTGCCTTGATATTTGCAGCTGTGAACTGGTTAACGCTGATGCGTCCAATATTTTGAACGGCTTGTATTTCCGCATTGGTCATTCTGAATTGATTTCTCGCACCGCCCTCCTGGGTGGTGTTTTCTTTGCCTCCCTGGCGGTAATTCTCGCCGCCTTCATGCAGACCCTCCGCGAACACCCGCCGCAGCTGCTCATGGATCCCCTGCATCCGCTGTACGATCCGCCCCTCCGGGCTGTCCGGCTTCAGATCCCGGTACGCCTGGATGGTCTCATAGACCAGTGCCGCCACATCCTCGATAAAGGAACGCACCTTCTCATACAGCGACTGATCCTTCACCTCGATATCGTCCAGCAGCTCCAGCACTCTGCCGTCGTTCAGCACGCTCTCCATGGAGCTGGCGATCACCTCATCAAAGGCCTGCTCATAGCTCAGCTCCTCGCCCTTGGCGCTGTACTGCTCCTGCTTATGCTGCACCAGTTCCTGCACAGACTGCCCCATTTCCAGATATCCTTCCGTCAGGATGCCGCACAGGATCCGGTATTTCTCCGGGGACCAGTCTTGAATAAAGTGGGTCAGCTCATGGGCAAGGGTAAATAGCACCGTGCCGCCCATGTCACCGCAGTTCAGATCAATATGGATACTGCCGTCACTGGGATCGTACCAGCCGTTTTTGTCAGCTGCCACAGTCTGCCCCTTCTGATCCTTATAGACCCGCTGCCCCTGACTGTTGACGTAGGAACGGTAGAAATAGAAGGTCATTCCCTTCTTCTTTGCCAGTCTCTCTGCAAAGTCCACGCCTACCCGCTGCGCCTTGGTTAGCTTGCTTTTATCCAGCGTCTGACCGGCATAGCCGTAATGAACACCACCTTTTCGTATGCGCTTGGCATTCCGCTCCGATGCCTCCGTCTGCCGCTGTTTCGTCTGTTTCTCACCGGCAAACTGACCGTACTTATACGCCATGTTCTTTTGCATAGGATTCAGCAGGTTCACATAGCTGCCGCGCTGTGCCATTTCCTCCTGTCCGATATTCAGCTTGCCATACAAAAAGCCTTCCTCGACGCCCCGGGCAAATTCGTATGCCTTCAAATCTCCGGCACGGTACTCCTTCAGCAGCTGCCGGGCAGCCTCTGCGTTATCCGCATACTGGGCGATCACCCGCCACAGCTCCTGCTCACCTACATCTGAAAAGCTCAGCTCTGATGCATCGGCAGTACTGCCGTCGCTCAGCTTCACTGTCAGCTTTCCGCCACCGGCACTTTCCACCTCAGCGATCTGCACCGCATCGCTCCCCCGGAGTATTTGTCCCTCAGCGGAAGAAATTTCCCCGTTGACACCAGCCACATTTTCTGTTACAGTATTTCCAGTGAACTTGATGTTTGCAGCAAGGCTCCGGAGGCTATCCGCGACACCTACTGTTGCATCAAGTTCACTTTCATTTTTGGCGTATACAGTAGCGTCAGCCGGCAAAGCCTTTAACATGGATGCAACATCCATCTGCAGGTGAATGCTCGTTGCCTTGTGAACATCGTCGCCGTCAAACTGCGCGTTTCTCTGAAAAGCTACCAGTATAGGTGCACCGTCCTGCTTAATATCCGTCACAAATACGATAGCATTCCTGGCAGGATTGTTGATCATGATCGGCGCATTCCGCACACCCCTCTGCAGATCCCTTAGGTTTTCATCCTTGATGGAATGGGAAGCATCCTTGCCGCTTTTCGCCTTTGTAATCACACTCAGCGGAATGGCAAGCTTCTTACTCTCAATGCCATCATTTACCAATGTTGCAGGAATATCATCAAGCACCAACGTATCGTTTCTGGCTATATTTTTGCTATGCGACAACGCACCGCTGATCTGTTCCTCCCAGCTCATATTCTGTGTGCGCTTGATACTGTACTTCACACCGTCCTCCGGGGCGGTGTTTTCCGTTATCTGTCCCTGCTGTTCTGCCTGGACCTTCTCTATGGCGAGCTTGCGCAGTGCTTCCTGGTCAGCTGTAACCTTCTCCATTGCCAGCTGTTGCAACTTGCTTGTCACCTTATTGACACCGGCACCGGTTCCGCCCATAATGCCACCGGTGGCCATGCCGCCCACAGCGTCCCAGCCGGTCTGGATCGCCATATCCTTCAGCGCTTCCTTCCGTGCCTGTGCCTCAGTAAGCCTCGGATCCTTCTCCATGTACTCTGCCGTTAAACGGCTCAGCTCTGACTTATCTGCCATGATCAGCGAATCTGCGGCATAGTTGGCGATGGTGGTCATGCCCTCGCCGAAGCCCTCGGACAGTGATTGTTTAAAAAGCGCCTTCAGAATGCCATCGTCGATGTTTCCGATCAGGCTTTCCAGCTCATACTTTTCAAACAGATATTCAAACGCACCCGCCAATGCGCCCATAGTAAGCGCTTGTTCATCCGAAGCACCGTTTGCCGCAGCGTCCAGCATCGTTTGCGTTGCGGAGCTGCCGCCCAGCAGCAGTGTCGCACCGGGTCCAAGCACCGGTGAAAGAACCGCCGTAGCCGTGGAATCCACCATACTCATACCAAGCTGATACACATCGCCCCAGCTTTTCCCGTTCAGCAGCCGGCTCAGGATCGGATGCTCCGTTTCATCAAAGTGGATCGTCCCATGCTTTTCCGCCAGATTCTGCGCACGTGTTCCCCGGATGGTCGAGGACATAACAGAAGGAACCATAGCCGCACTGTTTGTGTCTATCGGTGTATAGTAATCACCGGAAACATCCTTGACGATCCGCTGACCGAGCGCATCCAACATACCGACACCACCCAGAAGCGTACCGGAAATGCTGGCAAAATCCGCAAGGGCAGGATACGCTTCTGCAACTGCCTTGGCATTTGCCGCTACATATTCCATCTTTCGACTGTTCAACGTCGGCATCAGGTAGCGAATATATGCCTTGGCAGCTTCCTCGCCCTCTGTGTGAAAGATGTAATTATAATTAGCAATCTCTTCTTGGGTCATATGTTTTGCGCTTTCATGCACGGATCCCCACTGCCGACCTTCTCCATTTATGATCCTATAAGCACTGTTCTGACCGTAAAGCGCAGGCCGGTATGCAGAACCCTCGGCATAGTCAGCGTTTTCCGAGAGAAAACCGTACTTCCTGCTGCTCTCCAACTGGGCTTTTTTCTGCGACAGCGTTTTAATCCTGTCCTGCAGCTGATCCATCTCCTGCAGCTCGCCCTTATCAAAGAAATCCGAACCACCCGCATTGTACAGCTGACTTCGTTGCCGTTCCAAGCCTTCCAGCTCCATAGAAACGTCAGCGATCTCCGTATCATAATCCCCGGCTGTCATAACAGAAGGCGCAAAATTCTCCAGCCACGCCTTTTCCTCGCCGGCTTCCATCCCGGCGAGGAGCTCTTTTATCTGACCATAACTTTTACCTCCGTACTTCTGCTGCCGGACAGTTTCCGTCTGCATCTGCTGTCTGAACGGCTCTGTAGCATGCACCACACCGACAGGAACACTCTGCATACCGTCCTGTTGCACCCGCTGTTCCGGATGCAGAAGCTCTTCCCCCAATTGCAAACGTTTCTGATCCTGTTCCTGTTTTCTGGATTGCGCCAACTCTCGCACATCCGCCCAGGTAGTCCCCTGTTGCTCGGTCTCGATTTTCTGTAATGCTAACTGCGTAAGCGGATCCTCTGATGTATGCGGAACAGTCTGTGTGCCGTTTTTCTCCCGCACCCGTGCCAACGCATCCCGGAAACTCATTTGACTGCCACCGTACCGTTCTGCCTCATGGGCGCCAGGCTGCGCCCCTTTACCCTCTGTTTCTTCCCTGTCTTTTTGCCTGCTCGACTGCGCATTTCTCTGCCGAACCCGTGCCAGCGCTTCTCTGAAGTCCATAATATGCCTCCTTAATACCCGGTCTTACTCATCACATAAGCCTGCAAATATTCTTCATAGGTTCCTGCCTCATGCTCACCGCCGTAGCTGTTGCCGCTTGCCTTGTGCCTGGACCATTCTGCGAAAGTCATAGGTGCTCCCGAAACACCGTTAGCAGACAGGTAATTCTTTGCTTCTGCATAGGTTGTTCCAGTAAATCCGCTAAGGCTATAGATGCTACGCATATATGCTGCTAGATCACTGCCGATCGTCCCGCTCTGTTCCAGCGATTGGATGTATTTCAGTTTCTGGGCATCACCGTTGTATTTTTCCAATTCACTTTTTATCACGCTGGGGATGGACAGTGCTTGACTGCTCTTGGAACTGCTCTTGGAGCTACTTCCGGTACTTCTCGCAGCCTTTTGTTGCTGCTTATAGTAAGTTGCGAATGCCGCAGCCTGAGCCCCGCTCATTCCCGCCGCCGCAAGCTCGCTCTGACTGGGTGTGTAGCCGGTGGATGTGATCAGCTCTGCCAGACGGTTGTAGCTGTCCTGCTCTTTGCCATATGCTGTCTGCGCATCCTCCCGGCGCAGCTGTTCCTCTGTTGCCCAGGCATTGTAGCCCCGATCATAGGCAGTGTCCGCCGCGCTTTGGGCACGGTCCAGCGCCAGGTTATGTTGATTCAAAGCATCCTGGTACTTGCTGTATTCATCCGCCTGCATCTGTACTGCCGCCCCCAGCTTGTCATTCAACGCCGCCTGATCGTTATTGTATTTACTGAGTGCCAGCTGATACAGCTCCGGTACCCGGTCATTGAGTTGCTGCAGCTGCCCTTGATACGCCTGCTGTCCGGCAGCCTGGGAATAGGAGCTTCCGTAACCGCCGGTAAGGGCAGCAGCCTGTCCCATAGTGTCCATCATTGCCATTTTCCCTTGGGTGGTGTACTGATCCTTATACTGCTGCCACAGCGCGTCACCGTTCAGATCGTAGGCAAACGGTTTTTGACCCATCACCTGGTCGTACAGTTCCTTCACCTGCTGGTCGAAAGTGCCCGCATAGGTCGGCGCCTGCGCCTGCACCTGCTGCTGATTCTGCAATGCCTGCTGATACACCGGATCTTTTGCCGCATCGTACCGGTAACTGGGCGCCTGCACTGCAGGTGACGTTGTATTCTGCGCACCGTTATCGCTTTTTCCCTGTCCGCTATTTGTAAGCGCCTTTTGCAGCTCCAGAATGTCCGTTGCGCCGTTATCATCCTTCATTCCTTTACGAAGATTATTTGTTTTTGTTACAGCCATTGCTATAGCCTCCTATTCTATAATTTCAAATGGCTCTGCGGAGATCATCACGATCGGCGTATCCCGCTTTGCGCTCAAACTGATAAGAAAATCCCCGCTGTCTGTCACTTGCCCCACAGAGCTTCCACCGGAACTGTCTACATATCCGTAGCCGGTCACTAGCCAGGTCTGAACCCAACCTGATCCGAAGGCGACAATACTTTGCACCGCATTAAGATCAGGATACTTAACTGTCGTTCGCAGCGTCAATGTATTACTTTCCGGCACACTCGGTGCCACACGAATGCATACCCCACAGAGCTTCCCGTCTACATTCAAATCCTTCCGCACACGCTGATTCCAATGCACATCCAAAAGATCATCCTCTGCGCAATATCCACCCAGTCCAAGTCCTTTACCGCCTGGCCGCTTATGCCGAAATACCCGTTCACTGGCAATGGATATTATCACCGTTGCCTCCTGGCCCACTGTGTCCACTGCATTGATCTGCACTGTATATGCTGTAGCCTTGCTGAAGGTAGCATTCAGCAGCGGATCCGTAATGACTGTATTGACATCTGCTGTTTCGTCCAATATGGTCACATAATCGGAATAACCTTCCGCATTCTCCGCTTTGTACCGATACCGGATCCTGCAAAAGTTATTTCGCCCGCCCTCCGTCTCTACCGGCGCATAAATTCTGGTTGCTTTTAACCTCAGGTATTCCCCATCATCTGCTGCGATTCCCTCGGACGTACAACGGTAGGCAGCTACATCGATCAACCTCGGCTTGCTGTACGGAAGTACCTTCACCGTCTGATATGCATACCCGGTGATTCCTCTTTGGTCCACAGCGCAGCCGACGATCTGCACATCTCCAACCGATGTCAGCGGTTCTGAAAGATACGGTGCTGCATAGTTCCGCCCACCAGCCGTCATGTAAAAGCTTTCAACAGCCGTTCCCAGTTTTGGCTCGGCGCTAAGCGCAGCGCAAACCCTTGACAATCCCTGCAGATACAATCCCTCGATGGGGGTGTCTGCGGTCAATTCCATTGTCACCGTCGGCTGTGTTTCCTCCGTATCCGGCACAGTCACCGTAAACACCGCATCCATCTGACCGATGAGCTCCGTGCACTCGCTATCAGCGTAGGTTGTCAGGGTCACATCCATGGTTGCCTGACTGTCCTGGGTGATCTCCTCCGCCACCGCCACAGGGAGCATATACCCCGTATAGCTATAGCTGCTGGTTCTGTTAGGGTGGATCTTTTCGGTAGTATGGCTCCAATCACCCAAGGAAAACGTCAGCTTATACCGGAATGCGCTGCTGTTCGGTGTCCACCGCACATTGCATTTGCTTCCCAGTACCACGTCATCCGCTCCGGTTATGCTGCTGGCTCTCGGTATCGTCTCCAGTTCTACATCATCGCCTATGGTCGTAGAGCTCAACGTTCCCTTTGCCATTTTACCGGTTGCGCTGATATGCACAGACATGCTGCCGTCTGCGTTGTGCTCTACCTTGGCAGTGTGGGTGATTGCCACAGTATTGCTGTCTTTTGTGATCGTGATGTATGCACCGGTTATTTCCTTTTCAGAATCACCGATGGACAAGCTGCCGGACCAATATCCGGCAGTCGTGTATCCGGAATTTGTACGGGAGTACGTAAGCGTTGCGGTGACATCTGAGTAATTCCCATTTATATTCTTCTCCGCTTTCCAGGTGATCAGAGCAGAAATATGTTCATTCGAGGTCGTTCCCTCAATTTTTCCATCAATTGCCATATCATACACCTACCCATCTTTCAACGCTTCCGCCGTCACTTCCGATCACTTCCACAAAACCGCCACGTGTCAATGCAATCTCGATCACAGCCTGCGGAATTCGCAGCTGCTGGTTAGTGATATATGCGGAAATCATGCCGTTTTCATCGTAGAAAGCCATACCGTAAGCGGTGAAGCGTGCGAATTTTTGAAACACATCTTCACCGTCCAGCTCTGTAGTCTGCCCGATCTCGACGCCGTAAACCGGTGTTCCCTCCGGAAGCTCCGGCGCTAACAGATCTCCGCCACCGTCAACGTAGTACAAAAGACCTGTCTGAATATTGGCTGTCACTTTAATTACTTTTTCAACCTCGCCCGTGATCGTTTGCAGGTTTCTAAAAAGCCGTGTGATCCTTTTTGCGCTTTCTTCGATATCCTGATAGGTTTTCTCCTGATATTCCCCAAAGTCCGATTTTGCCACATACACGCTTTCCAGGCGGCGTTTGATCTCTTCATAATAAGCATTCACGATCTCCGCCGATTTGATGATCAGGCTTTTGATTTGGTTAAAACTGCTCCCAGGTGATCCCGCAGCATCCACTGTTTCACCGGTAACCTTCCCACCGGCAGCATGGAGTGAAGCATTCCGCACCTGACTGTCACTCTGCGCTTCAACATTCAACTGCTCTGCCAGCTGATACAGATAATTGCGGATCTGTGTCAGCTGTTGACGCTCTTCTCCGCAAATTTTGGGATACGGTATTCTCATCGGATATCGCTTCCTCCCTCGATCGTTTTTGTAATGGAAAACAGCTTCATATCGCCTCTGCCTTCCAATCGCAGGCGCATGTGATCACACCGGACCGGCTTGATTGGAAACGTTACCGCCCTTGTACCCCGTCCTGCAACCGTGAACAGATGCACCCATCTCCCCGAGGAATCGTATTCTGCCCAACAGCTCAGGACCGAGCCGACAGGCAACTGCAAACGCAGTTGCAGCCTGGATATATACTTTCTGTCAGACATAGAAAGCCCCAGCATTCCGCTTTGCGCCAGCCACTCTATTTGCTCTGGCTTCTCACTGATGTCTCCGCACAGCGTCAGTATTTCTCCTGTACCATGCTTGATGGCATACAATACTCCACGGCAGCTGCAGAAGGTATCCACCTGTAGATCATCTTCCCGATGCCATAGCCCTTTTTCCGTATCGTATACAAACAGATGCCATTCACCGGACGGTCCCTGCATAGACACGTAATATTTGCTTCCGTGCGCACCTGCCACAGCGTTTTTGTACATTACATTCCCAAACGCTTGGGAAATCCACTCCGGCAGCGATCCGTCATATACGCAGATGCCTGTAAGCGATTTGTAATACAACACCTCGCCTACGATTGCAAGGCTCCGCTTGCACCCCTTCTGCACACCTCTGCAGGCAGTATCAACGATCTTATGCCCTCCGGTATCGCTGATATATATCTTGTGAAGATGGTTTTCCTTGAAGAACAGCGGGAATCCCATGTGCGCAATCGCACCTGTAAACGGACCGTCGGTGCCCACACCGGCAACCCAGCTATCCGTTGATATTCCCATGAAGCAGCTCCAGTTTTTAAAATCCCCCAGCTTGCTGCAGTAGATCTCATTCACAACCTCACCGTTGGCTGCAGGACCGTACCGGCATCCCCACAGACGGTTGCCGCATTCGATCACATGATCCATAATCGGCATTTTTCGTGCAATAGTGATCTGGTTGCTGATCGTGACTGCATTGGTCAGCATACCAACGATCATAATGTAGTCCTCGCCCTTGTCCCAGATCACCGCTGCACCTTCCAGCTCCTCCAGCTCCAATGTGTCCAGTATCTTGTCCCCGGTCTCCGTCTTCAGCTCACTGCCTGCAAGTCCCGTAACCGTTATGCCGTCATATTGGGAGAAAAGTGCATCAATGCCTGTTGCTTCAATTTTCACATAGGTGCTTGCGATCTGCACCCACATCCCGGACGCTTCAGACCATTGCTTCAGCGTATGCGGTGTCGTAGAGGTGTCGATCCATCGAGTTCCATCTGCCGGCTTTTCCGGTGCTTTGCTGTCGATCTCAGCCGCCACCGCATTTCCATCCGCCAGACACATAGAAAAGGTCACCGGTGTGTTTGTGGTAAACTCCGCTTCGATGCTCCCATAG